GTCCAACAAGATGATATTTACGTTATTTTCATCTTCGTTCATGTTGAACACACCCCACGTAGTACACGCAGAGTAGTCGTTTCGCTCACCCTTAGTAAAAGCAGTGTCCCAAGACTGGATGATGAACTCACATGAAGGAGGCTTCTCCTTCTCCCAAATCTTCCACCACTCTCTTTTGACAATAGCTCCCTCTTCGGCGGTGGGATTCTGTTGGTACTGAGCGTTCCACTTACCCGGTGGCAACTCATCTCTTAGAGCAGACAGTTCCTCATACGACCAAAACTCAGGCCATAAGGGTTTACCCGAAGGCATGATCGCCGGAAGTTCAATGACTTCCCACTGGTCTTCTTTTCCTAGTTCGCCAGCGGTCTTCAGGATCTTGCCCGTCAGGTCACTCTTCGACCATCGGGTCATGATGACCACGATAGCCCCACCCGGCTGGAGACGCTGCCGCGGGCCAGATGAGTACCACTCAAACACGGAGTCGTAAATCTCCGGCCTACCAGCGGCTAAAGCAGCTTCTTGTTCTGAGTGCGGATCATCAATGATCAACAGATCTGCACCTTTACCCGTCATTGTTCCACCAACACCAATAGCAAAGTACTCGCCATTCTTATTAGTAGCCCAACGTCCAGCAGATTTAGAGTCCTGTCTCAAAGCCACATCCGGGAAGATCTTTGCGTACTCCTCCGACCCAACCAAGTTACGAACTTTCCGGCCAAAGTTCACCGCCAGATCAGCAGTGTTAGACGCTTGAATCACTTTCTTCTCAGGATACCGGCCAAGGAACCAACTAGGCAGCAGGTACGAACCGAACTCGCTTTTGGTATGCCGAGGCCCTAAATTTATGATCAGCCTCTTCAACTTACCTTCCGCAATCTCCTCAAACTTCTTGGCCATCACCGCATGATGCCGGCCATGAATGAACCCCGGCCACATCTTCTTTACGTACGCCATGAAGCTCTTCTGACACTTCTCCCTTTCCAAAGCGTCTTTGTAATCTTGTACCTGCTGGAGCAGCTTCTCCTGATCCGCAGGAGACAGGCTCGCTACTAGATCATCTAGCTTCATTGTTTGACTGAAACTCCATGCGCCATTTTGCAAGCGGAATGTTTTGCTTTACATCAAGCAACTGATTCTCAGACCAAAACTCAGGCCACGTAGAAGAACCATCGCTCTTCATGGCGGGTATTTTTACAACCTCCCACCCGCCAAGTTCTTCAAGGCGAGATGTCAAGTCATACTCAGAACTCCTGCTCATCACAACAACCATAGCGCCCGCAGGTTTTAGTCTGCACATTGCATTGTCATTAAACCAATCAAAGACCTTCTGACAATCGCGCCCGTGAACAAAGCCTTTTTCGTGCGGATCATCAACAATGTACAAGTCAGCCGCATACCCACCAACCGCGCCACCAACACCAACAGCTACAGTTTTTCCATGCTGAGGAAACACCTGAGCGTATTTCTGTGACTCCATCAACTTGTCAACGCGCTGCTTAAAATTTACAGCCAGATCCCTATAGCCAGCCGCTTGGATCACCTGCTTCTCAGGAAACCGGCCAAGGAACCAGCTAGGCAACAAGTACGAAGCAAACATTGACTTTGTAAACCGAGGCGGCACGTTTAGAACCAGCCTCTTTATCTTCCCTTCAGCGACTTCTTCAAACTTCTGCGCCATCAACTCATGGTGCGGCCCACAAATAAACTCCGGCCACATCTCATTTACATAGTCCAAAAACTTGTCCATCTCTTCTCCTTTACGTTACTCCATGTTACGGAATGAGATGTAAGTCGGCCGAACAGACCTCCCCATCCCCTCAACCCTTTTCAAAGCCCCTAACTTCACCAACCTGTCCACGATCTTCTTCGTACTTCCAAGCCCAGGTTTCCCACGTAGCTCACAAATGTTCCTCAGGCTCGGCCCGTACCCAAACCGGCACCACCACACATCTATAGCCAAAAACACTTCCTTCTGAGCCTCAGTCATCCCCATCTCCAACACCTCCTCCTTGGACCCATACACCTTCCTCAGAGGACTTTGCAACACCTTTTTCGTGCGCCACTTCTTGACGTTTTCCATTACAAATCAACAACTTAGCGCACACTCTTAAAGCGTTACTTTACTTCCGTTAAATTTAACGGCACGTTAAGCATCAAGCCCACACCTTAACATTACAACAAGCAAAAAACCGTTACAAATCATAGACTTAGCCACGTTTGTTAAACCAGTTTATGTCATCCGTTAAATTTAACGGCACCAAAATTTAGCCTTAAAATTTTTGCTACCCCCCACCACTTTTTGTACAAAGACTGACCGGGGGGTCTCGCCAGATCGAGGGGTGGGGTCTGGTGCGGAGCGTTAAATTTAACGGTGAGTGACATGGAATGGGCGCGAGGCAGGAACGGTTTGAGTGGAATAGTATGTTCAAGGGCGCGGGACTCCTGCTGCGCCATCGGGGGGGTGCCCGGTGGGTGGGTCTGCGTCTGGCGCCGCCTCGTTTCCCTCGGGTGTAGCGTTAAAATTAACGGCAAGCTCGCGCATTAGGCTGTCCGCGTCAGCTTCTATGATGGTGGCGTCCGTTGCGCCTGCAGATATCAGGCCGCGTAGCTCTTGCATCACGCGAGCGCGTGCATCTTCACTGGACGTTATTACCCGCGTCTCCTTGTGCTCGGTGAAGGCATGCACCTCGGTAATCTGGCCGATAGTCTTGAGAGCCTGAAGTCTCACGGCGTCCTTCGTGTCGTCCTTTAGGGCTATCTCAACTAATCCCTTGATAACTAAAGAGCGAAGGGCTGCAGGGGTTCTGTGTTTCTCGGCCTCAATTGCCAGGGCATAGGCGTCTATCTCTCTCTGAATCCTGTCGTCCCTCATTAGCTCGTATGGTTTGCTTGCCATCGTGTGTTTGCTGGTGACGTCATACGCTGCTCTGTAGGCGTCGGCTTTCGTGGCCCCTTTGGCTACCTCGTGGGCGAAACGTCTTTGCTTTGGGGTGAGTGCTCCGGAGACTTGCCTACCGAGGATGTGCTCGATAGGTGTTTCCTTTGCTGCTTTCTCTAGTGCTTTCCTGCTTAGCTTCATAGGTGTTTGTCCTACTGGGGTTCTATACAGTATAGGGGAACGGAGAGGGAAAACAAGGGGCCGCTGCTCGCTTCGCTCACTGCAAGGCACGGCGCGATGCTATCCCCGCACGGCGCAATGACCTCACCAGGCCACCACTGGATGAAAACCCAGCAGGGTTTGTCCTACCCTCATCTTAGGGTTTCCCCTAGTGACAAGGGCCATGCAAGGGCCGATGATGCTCCCCGTGCCATCAATGGCATAAATCAGGAGATAGACAACATGAAAGCTTTTCTTATCGTCGAAGCTGGCGATCCGAAGACCGCGGAGTGGTTTTACGCTGATGCGTCCTGGCAAGCTTTGGATGCTGCAGGGCGCGCCGGTTTCGATGAAACCCGGGGTTTCGCGGTCGTTCTCACGTTGCCGGTAGATGCTGTTTGCATCGCGGGCGACGAGTAACCCTGGCCCACTACAGGAGAACCAGACATGCCCGCTCTCGCTGCCGCTCGTTTCTTCACCCCGGAACAATCCGAACCGGGCATTGGTTCTCTCCGCATCGTGCGCGACGAGGTCATCAATTGCATGGACCCCGACGACGTGAGGCCCGGTCTTCTGGTGCAAGAGTACTACGAAGACAGCAACGAACGCGCAGCGTGGCGCACCATCTGCCCGCTAACAGACGCGGAGTTTATGGTGGACGCCTGCCCCGTGCGCTGGATGCGCGCAAGCATGAAGCTGCGCGACATGATGGAACGGGGAGAACGTGTAAGCCTTGAAGATGAACTGCAGGCGTTGCGTGAAGCACGATTCCCCACCTGACCCATCCGCCTAGGGTCTTTTGGACCCTATGGGATGCGCCAGCATCGCAACAAAGGAGAACCCATGAAGAAACACGGTGGAATGTACTTCTGGAAGATCGGCCCCTTTGGGGGTTCGTTCTATGTCAAAACTGCTGCTCGCCCTAGGCTCGCTCTAGTGGCGGATGTGGCTTTCGCATCCCTCTTTGGGCTTGCGCTCGGCGCCCTTGTCGGCTTTGGTATCTGACACAAACAAAGGAGAACTAAACATGTCCCTCGCAATTCACACCCGATATCACGGACCCACGGACACGAAAGGTGCCCGTATCAGTGCAACATGCACCCGCGTGAATCGGACCCACAAAATCTATGTGGGAATTGATCATGCATTGGACGGGGTAGCCCGTCATGCTGTCGCGGCCCGGGAGTTGATCGCCCGTCACTTTTCGCACACTGCGGCCTGGGTTGATCCCCGTTTGCATTACGCCGGGGAAACCCTGGATGGCAAGGGTTACGTTTTCACTGTTTGCCCTACCGTGGAAGCTTGATCATGCGTAACCCGTACAAAACCAAGCTTCGTGCTCTGGGCTTGCCATATCGCCCCATTTTGGGTGAGGCATCGTCCAAAACGATCAAAGGGCAAAAACTCAATTTTCTAACGGGCATTCTGTACCTCACACCCGATGATGAAATCTGCCCGCATGCCCGCTTGGCCGGGTGCATGGCC